AGCGCGAGTGGGAAGGGCTTTTGAAGGATGCCTTCGGCCTTTCCAATGCAGAAGCAGAGCGCGTGGTGCGCGTTCACGATCTGCGAATTGGTCAGGGGGAGCCTGACGAACCCGTAGGTGACCAGCTTGAAGCCCTTTGGGCAGCAATGCGCGGCGCTGAAATCGTTGACATGACGGGCGAATAGCCCCCTATTCCAAGGAAATAACCATGACTACCGAAACGAAGTCGGTCGCGGAATACGCGGCTGAAACCAAAGCCGCGTTCGACGCAAAGTTTGACAACCTGAAGGCTCTTGCTGAAGAGGCTGTCGGCAAGGCGAATAGTGGCGAAAAGCTTTCCAATTCGATCAAGGAACTTGCCGACGAAGCCCTTACGGGCGTGAATGAAGCCAAGTCCCGGATGGACGAACTGGAACAGAAGATGGCCACCGTTCGCCATAACGGCGGCGGCGAGCGCAAGACGCTTGGCCAGATGGTTGTTGGCGATGATGCAGTGAAGGCGATGATGCAGTCCGGTAAGGGCCGTGTTACCGTGGATGTTGACAGCAAGGCCATTATCTCCGGTCTGACCACTGATGCTGATGGTTCGGCTGGCGATCTGGTTGATCAGCAGCGGCTTGCACTTGTTCCTGCGGTTGAACGCCGTTTGACCATCCGCGATTTGCTGATGGCTGGACGCACTAATAGCAGCTCGATCCAGTACCCTAAGGAAACGGGGTTCACCAATTCGGCTGATACCCATACCGAAACTGGGGGCACGGCAAAGCCGCAGTCCGAGATCAAGTTTGACCTTGTCACTTCGACTGTCACGACCATTGCCCACTGGGTTCTGGCCACGCGCCAAATCCTTGATGATGCGCCAATGCTCCAGTCCTATATTGATGGACGGTTGAGGTATGGACTGAAGCTGATTGAAGAAGATCAGCTTTTGAACGGTGGCGGCACTGGCACAGATCTTAACGGTATCTACACCCAGGCGACGGCTTCGACGGCAAATCTTGCTGTTGTAACCTCGCCCACCAAGATCGACGTTATTCGGATTGCGATGCTTCAAGCCGCGCTTGCCGAGTTCCCGCCGAATGGTGTGGTGATGAACCCGATTGACTGGGCTGGTATTGAACTGACCAAGGATACCGCAAATGCGTACATTATCGGCAATCCGCAGGATTCGGCACAGCCGCGTCTCTGGGGGCTTCCGGTGGTGGCCACACAGGCAATGACCTTGGACAAGTTCCTTGTCGGTTCGTTTGGCATGGGCGCGCAGATTTTCGACCGCGCCGATGCGTCGGTTCAAATCAGCACCGAGGACGACACGAACTTCCGCAAGAACCTTGTGACCATCCTGTGTGAAGAGCGCCTGGCGCTGGCGGTTTACCGTCCTGAAGCGTTCGTGAAGGGCGATTTCTCTGATCAGATTACTGATCTGACTTCGTGATGATTGGAGGGGTGGCTTTGGGGCCGCCCCTCTTTTCTTGACCGCCGCATATACGGCGATTTAGAAAGGATAAGCCAATGACCATCAAAAACCCTTACACCCCACCGAACTATGGCATGGTCAACGTGGCGATTGATCGCCGGGTCGCCGCGCAAGACGAACCCGTCATTGAACTTGGAAAGCCTGCTAAGGCTAAGCCCGCCAAAAAGAAGGAAGACTGATCATGGCCAGAACTTCACGCGCCACCTATTCCGGCCGACGCGCGGCGAGCCGTGCCGCTGATGCCCGTGCGAAGCTGCCCGTTAATTCGGTTGCGCCCGCGATTACTGGCACTGCCACACAAGGCCAGACGCTTTCGCTGTCTACCGGGACATGGTCTAACACGCCGGATGCATATGCGCGCATTTGGAAGCGTAGCGGCGTGGTGATTGCAGGGGCCACTGGCGCAACTTACGTTTTGGTTTTGGCCGATGTTGGCGCGACGATCAGCGGAACGGTTGTGGCGACGAACATTGGCGTTCGGGCTGTGGCGAACAGCAACACGACCGCTGCTGTAGCGGCGGCTTGATATGTTGACGCTTAGCCTCGCCAAACAGCACCTCGAATATGAGGACACTGATCGCGATGCGCTGATCCAGCAATATATCGACGCGAGCAAGTCATGGGTTGAGCAGTATACCGGCAAGGGCTTGGCGGTTGGTGTTGTAGTGCAAATTGAGCGCGGGCTTGCCGGGTATATTGTGCTTGAGCGCGGACCTGTGGTTTCCCTGACCAGTATCGCATATACAGATACGGACGATGACCCGCAGTCGGTTAGCGGCGCACGATTGCAGGGCAACCGGGTTCACGCGCCGCTTGCGGGATGGCCTGCAATTGCTGAATATTCCTCTGTCACCGTGACATACCAAGCTGGCTACTCCACCACGCCTGCCGATCTGGTGAGCGCCCAGTTGCTGTTGGTGGGCCACTGGTTTGCCAATCGCGAGGCAGTCAGTGAAGGCAATATGGGCGAGGTTCCGTTGTCGGTTGAAGCGCTTTGCCGCCCTTATCGTGAGTTGATGGTGTGAAGGCGGGCATTCTTGACCGTAGCGTAGCTATCCTGCGCAGTCCGATGGTGGATGACGGTTATGGGATGCAGGTCGGCACTCCTGCGATTTACTGCGAGCGGAAGGCTTCATGGAAGGCTGCTAACGGAAGGACAAGCTTCGAGCATCAAGGGCGCGAGGCTAAGGCAGGTGGTACGTTTTGGCTTCGATCGGATACGATCACCCGCCATATCGTGGAAACCGACAACGTGGTTTTTGAGGGCCGCGTGTGGGAGATATTGGGGGTCAACGAAGTCGGCGGGCGGCGCGACGGGATTGAGTTGACTGTTGTTTCAACCGATGGGCAGGCGGCACTGGACTTGTCTGGCCTGTCGCCGCTGCCTGACGCGGCGACAACCTATAGCGGCTGGGCGGCCTATATCCACAACGGTGCATCGCAGCCTATTGCTGCCGATACAGATACTGCCATGATCAATAATGCGGGTGTGGTTATCGAAAGCCAAAAGCCCGCCGATGTGGCCACTTTCTATGACGGGACAACGATCACCGGACGTAGTGGCGATAGTATCGCGACTGGGATTGAGTTCACTTTTACCCCAGATGATGGGGATGCCTCGCTTTTGACCGTCTGTATTGATATCGGCGGGTCAGTTGGGAAGCTGTACCCCGAAGAGGTCTTGATTGTTAGCGGTGCCAGTGTGCCGCATAAGGTTAGCTATCACCCCCCGGCTTATACCCTGGATACGTGGGAGGATAACGGCGGGGTGGTGACTGTCACGGTTGATGGGCCTGGTGTGATTTCAGCGGTCCGATATGTGATCCATAGACTGCATAAGGCGCGCTGATATGGCAGGTGAATGGGGCGTGAGATATATCAAAGCGCAGGTGGCCAACCTTAAGCAGGAAACGGCGGACCAACGCGATACGATTACGGCAATCGACAACCCCACCGATCTGGTGGCGGCTTACATTCTCGCCAAAGCCTAAGGAAAAGATATGTCACTTGAGACGAAAGTCCTGTCGTTTGTGCAGGCGGTTGGTGCTGATATCAAGGCGCTGTATGCAGCAGTGGCGGGGTTCGCGTCTGAAGGCTATGTGGATAGCAGCGTTACTGCCTTACGGACTGAATTGCGCGCTGGCGCAGGCGCTGCACTCGATACCTTCGCAGAGGTCGCAGCTCAACTTGAAGCGGACGAGGGCGCGGCGGCTGCACTGGCCACTGCCGTGGCTAACCGCGTGAGATATGACGCTGCCCAATCATTGAGCGCGGGGCAGCAATTGCAGGCGTGCCAAAATATCGGGCTGGGCAATCCTGATCAGGACTTGGTGGCAGCATATGTGACGGCTAAAGCATAATGGCTCTCGATAGCCGATTGCTGCAAACAGTTCAGGCTATCGGAACCGATATCAAGGCGCTGTTTGCCCAACGCGGGGCAACCAATGGGGTGGCACCTTTGGTCGCCGGAATTGTGCCATTGGTAAACTTGCCTGCATTGGGCGGCGGTAGTGACCCATGGACGTATACAGCTCTGGGGCTGGACGCGGTTAACAGCACAGTGACAATGGCCGCCGTGGCTGGCATGAACTTTGTCGCCGTGCCTGATACGTATTTGGTGGAAGCTATATTCCCGGCGCAATCTGCCGCAACGACAACTGGTATAGCGCTTGCTTTGGATGTGCCAGTCGGCTCTCAAGTTTTTGGGCTTGGCCTCCACGCATCAACAGCGAGCGCGTTAACTTCGTTTGAGCAGGTCGCGGACGCGGTATCCACTGGTGCTTCAACCGGGTTCCGCGCGGCTAATACGCAAACATTGGTGCAGGCCCGATGGCTGGTGTTCGCCACCGCAGGCACTGTGCAATTGATGATGAGGTCCGAAGTCGCAGCCATCGCAGTGACGCTGAAGGCGGGCGGTGTTCTTGGCAGGCGGGCACTATGACAACGCGCGTGGATTTTGAAGGCGGGCGTGAACTAGAGGCAGCGCTTGAAAGCCTTGGTGAGCGTGGCGCAATTCGAAGAACAGCTACTCGCGCGCTGGAAAAGGCCGCAGAGGTTATCAGGGACGAAGCAATCCGCTTGGCACCTGATAGCCCGAAGAGTGGGCCGGGCAAGTACTTGCGTGAGTCCATCAAAATCGGCAGGCGCGCTGAAACTAAAGGTGGCAGGCAGTTCCGCCGCACATCGGGGCAAGACCAGATTGAGGTCTACGTCGGCATAGACGGGTCAGTTCTGCCAGCGAAGGAACCCGAAAGCGACGAACGGCGTAGGCGCGCTGGCGGTGGCTCTAGCGGTGGCGCGGTGGCGTTCTACTCGCAGGCAATCGAATTGGGGTTAGGTAGTACGCCAGCGCAACCCTATTTGCGGCCAGCTTATGACAACAAGAAGCAAGAGGCATTGGATGAATTGAAGCCGATATTGTGGGAAGAAATCCGCAAAACGGCAGAGAGGCAGGCGCGTAAGTCCGCGCGGCTGGCAGCAAGGGGGCGGGCATAATGGAAACCGCACTTCGCGCTAAGATGATGGGTGATGTGGCGTTGGCCGCACTGGTGGGCACGCGGATTGATTGGACAGTCAGGCCCGAACGATCCGCGCTCCCCGCCGTTGTATTGCAGCTTATCAGTGATCCGCGCCCGCAACATATGCAGGGCTTCCAGTCATACCGCGAAACGCGGGTCCAAGTTGATGTGTTTGCGCTTACGCGCGCTAGCGTAGTGGCCATCAGGGAAGCGGTGATTGCCGCTGTAACCCCGGCTGAAACCATATCCGGCACGAATTTCCTGCGCGCGTTTGTCGATAATGTTATTGATCGCGGCACCAACAGCGATACCGGGTTTGTGCATAGTGATTTGATTGACTTTCGCATTTGGCATAATTGAACTTCCCGTGAAGCGGATGCCGCCCCGTTAGGTGGTTTGTACGGCCACTTGGCCTCTGAAGATAAGGTGACAAAAAATGACAACTGCCCTGATCGGCTGGAGCGCAGAGTTCTGGCTTGACAACGCTGCCGGGACTTTGACCGAACTGGCTGAAATCACGGCCATTACGCTGCCTAACCCGCAAGTCGAGGATGTCGAGGCCACGCATTTCGCATCCCCCAATCGTCGGCGCGAATACATTGCCGGACTGATTGAGGATGGCGAGGGCACGTTTGAAATGAACTACGCGCCGGGTTCCGCCACCGATGTAATTTGTCGCGCGGCGGTGGCCGATGGGGTAGTCCGTGATTATCGGATTATCCTGCCGGACGGCGATACCGGGTGGCAGATTGACGGTGATTTGATCGTGAAGGGCTATGAGCGCAACGTGCCGATTGATGATCGTATGACGGCCACTCTCACTGTCCGGTTCACTGGGGCTTCGACTGAAGCTGTCGTGGCCTGATGGCTGTTGATGAAAAGCGTTTCGTCGCGCTTGGCCAAGAATGGACTGCACGCTTTGATTTCAATTCGGTCTGCGAGTTGGAAGAAAGCTATGGCCGTCCATTCTTGGCCATCGTCGCACCGATGCTTGGCGGGCTTGATGAGGAGGACGCGGATAACCCGGCTAAACAGGTCGAGGCGGCAAGCCGTATCCGAATGTCTGATGTTCGAAAAATCATGCACGAAGCGTTGCGCGCCCACCATCATGATGTAACCCTGCAAGGGGTTGGCGATATTATTGGTGATGTTGGTCTGGCCACGGCGATGGACGTTGTTGCTTGGGCGGTATTGCGGGCGTTGCCACAGGACAAAGGGGGCAACGGAAAGCCCGCAAAAAACCCTCGGTAACGGGGCGGATTGATTATTTCGATCTGCTATCAGCATGGACCGAGGCTGGCCAGCCCGCTGACACATTCGGCAGGCAAACGGCGGCGAGTTTTCAAGCCGCAATCGCGGGCGTTATCCGCCGTCGCAACCGCGAGGCCGAGGCCGATGTTGCGCGGGCGTGGAATGTCGCGGCGATGACGGGTGCCGCGAGTGTCGGCAAGCTGAAGCCGCTCAATCATTACATCCGGCGCAAGCAATCGCCGGAAGATATGCTGGGCATTATGCGGCAATTCAAAGCCAACGGCGCGAACATGACGATCACAAAGATTGAGAGGTAACGCATGGCCGCTACTGTATTGGGTAGCCTGTTGGTTTCCCTGTCGCTCGATAGTGCCAATTTCCGCCGTGGCACCCGTGAGGCACAAACCGCAATGCAGCGGCTTGATCGTTTTGCTAAGGCTTCCCTTGCCGTTGTCAGTGCGGCGGCAGTCGCTGCGGCTGGGGCCATGCTCAAACTTGGCTTGGATGCAGTCACCGCCGCCGATGATATTTACATGGCCAGTATCCGGCTGGGGATCGGCACTGAAGAACTGTCCCGGCTGAAATATGCTGCCGAACAATCCGACGTGACATTTGAGCAACTGCAAACCAGCCTGCAACGCCTTGGCCGTAATATGTATGACGCGAGCCGTGGCGTTGGTGCGGGCAGGCAGGCATTCGATGCGCTGGGCATTAGTGTAACCGATACCGATGGCACGCTGAAATCCACCACACAGGTTATTCAGGAGGTGGCGGATAAGTTTGTTGACATGGAGGGTGGCGCGCAAAAGGGCGCGCTGGCCATGCAGCTTATGGGGCGCGGTGGAGCCGCCATGATTCCTCTCCTGAACGAAGGCGCGGCGGGCATCGCTGAATTGACAGCCGAGGCCGATGCTTTTGGCGTTGTCATCACGCAGGAAACGGGCGCAGCGGCAGAGGCGTTTAACGACAATCTGGCGCGGTTGCGGGGTGTTACTGGCGCGCTGGGTGTGACTATTGCCGCTGAATTGCTGCCACATCTGTTGCGGTTTACAAATTTCCTGATCAACAATCAGGATCGCATCCGCACATTCACGGCTGATGTGGCGCGCTTGGCTGTTGGCACTGTCAACTTTATCTCTAGCGTCGCGCGCAATACCGAGCGCGAAATCAACGGGATCATATCGGCCTATAATCGGCTTTCAGCCTTTGATCGTGATTTTTCTAACCGTGTGGTATCCATGGCTAGTGGGCGCGGCGCGATGGCATTCCTGCCGCAAAGGCGGGAGACTTCGGCCATGACGTTCGGCGTGTCCGGCGCGATGCAGGCCATGCGTGATGCCGCACTTCATGTTAACGCTCTGCGGACAGGTTTTGGTGGCGCTGAAGACGCTGCGGTATCTTTGGGGTCTGTCGGAGGCACTGCGATCAGCCGTGGTTTGGGCGGCGGTATGGCAGACACGGCAGCGCAGGCCACTCGATTGCAGTCGGTGCTTGATCGCATATTCCCGCGAGCTGCCCGCGAACGCCAATATGCGGAAGACCTTGCGCTGGTAGGAGATAATGCTTCCGCCGCCGCCGCACTGTTGAACGAATACAATCGAGCGCGCGGGCTGGGATCACCGGAACGCGCGGTTATTGATTTTGGGATAGAGCCGCTTGTGCCGAATATGGAGGAAATCCAGGACGGTATCAAAGGGCTGACCCAACGGTCCGAGGACGGCGCGGCGCGCATTGCCAAGTCTTTTCGTGAGATGGCGGATGATACGCTTTCGTCGCTCAACCGGATGACTGATGCAATCCGTGGCGGGGGGTTTCTTGGGATATTGGAAGCGGTGATCGGACTAGGTTTGCAGCTTGGCAGCATGGGGGTGTTCGGCAAAGCGGTCAAATCCCGGCTCAACAGCACGGTCCCTGGGTATGCAGGCGGGACGAACTTCCATCCCGGCGGCATGGCGATGGTGGGCGAGCGCGGCCCTGAATTACTGAACCTTCCTAGAGGTTCGCAGGTCATCCCCAACCATGCACTTGGCGGCGGCACGCAAATTCAGGTTATCCCTTCCCCTTATTTCGATGTCCGGGTAAACCAGAATATCGCCAACGCGGCCCCATCTATCGCCAGCGCTGGTGCATCGGGTGGGCAGCAAAAGATGGCATATGCCAACAGCAGGAGGTGGCGTTGATTGAATTGCCGTCACATCCTCAACCTAACGGGCTGGAAACCAGCTTGCTGGATTTTGGCCAGACTATCCGGCCATCAACTGGCGCGGCGGTTGAGCGACTGAACCGCAAGGGGTCGCGATATCGGCTGGCAGTATCTTACCCCCCCATACACCACGAAACCGCGCGCGTGTTCATTGCGCGGCTATTGCGGGCGAAAACACAAGGCATTCGAATTGCCTTACCACTACTGCACTATTCGCAGGGAAGCCCCGGCGCTGGGGTTGTGGTGGACGGGGCAGGCCAGACAGGTAACACGCTCGCACTGCGCGGGTTCACGCCGGGCTATATGGCCAAGGAAGGCTATTGGCTGTCTATCGAGAGCGCGACGGGGCAGCACTACCTGCATAATATCGCCACTGGCGGAATGGCGGATGCAACGGGCGATCTGGAAATCAGCCTTGATGTGGAACTGCGTCATCCGTTCGCTGATGGTGACAGTGTGCATATCGCGAAGCCGATGGTCGAGGGGTTTATTGACGGGGAAGAATGGTCCTGGTCAATGCCTGTTGAACGGCTGGTCGCGATACAATTCGTGATGGAAGAGGCGGCATGATCATCCTTGCCCTTGTCGGCTTGGTGAAAATGGAACTGCCGACTGGCGATGTTCTATGGTGTGACGGCGGGTTCCAGGTGTGGGGCGCGGATACCTTCACCAGCAAAGACGACACGTTCGGTGTGATTGCCAGTATCGAGCCGCTATCCGAGGGCATCACCGACGAAGTGCCAGCGATGGAACTGGTGATATATCCCGCTGGCGATGCCACCCCGGCGGATCTGTCGCAACCGGGTTTTCAGACCAGCCGCATCCGGTTTTGGGTGGGTGAATACGACCGCGCCACGGGCTTGTTGATCGGCACGCCTGAACTGATATTCGACGGGATGCTTGATCAAACACGGTTGACCGTTGGCAAAAGCCGCCAATTGGCCATGAGCATTGTCTCGCTGTCCGAACGGATGCTGGCCATGAACATCGGCAACAGTCAGAACCCCAACTTCCACAAGCTGGTTTGGCCGGGTGAGACGGGTCACGACAACGCGACGGGGCTTTCGCAGCAAGTGGCATGGGGTACAGAATTGCCAGCGGCGGCGGGATATGTCCCCGCGCCTGTGTACGGCAAGGGCAGCAAGAAGGGCAACAGATGACGGCTGAAATGGAGCGCCGTCGCGTGGCAACGCAAAAAACCATTGACCGCTTTCGGGGCAAGCCGTTTGCGTGGGACAAGAGCGCCACCTGTGCCCACTTGCTGCGATATCACCTGCGCAACATGGGCCACAAGGCGTTGACCGTGCCGCAATTCCGCACACCTCTGGGGGCCACGAAGGCGCTAAACGCGATGGGGTTCACCAGCATGGCCGATGTGCTTGACAGTCTGGCCAAGCGCCTCCCCGGCGCTGCATATACCGTGCTTGGCGATGTTGTGGTAAAGGATGGCGACGGGCTGGATGCGGTGATGATCTGCGCAGGTCCGCGCCGCTTTTATGGCTGGATCGAAGGTGAGGAAAAGCCTGTGTTTGCCGAGATAGACCCTGATTATCTGGTGGGGTGCTGGCGTGTCTAAGGCGCTGCGCAAGGGCGCGCTGGTACTTGGTGCCGTGGCGCTGGTGGCCACTGGCGTGGGCGCTGTGGGTGGCCTTGGCATTATCGCCGCCAGCACCGCCACCACCATCGGTACGATTGCCAGCGTTGCCGCAGGTGTGGCCAGCCTTGGCGCGGCTGTTACCGCCAAGCCGCCGCCTGCACAGGGCAGCATTACGCAAATGCTGATTGATCCCGATGCGCCCATGCCGTGCATTTTGGGTGGCACGTATTTTGGCGGCGTAATGCGCCACCGATCAGGATACGGCGCGCCGATCAGCGGCATATCGAACCCACATCTGGCAGAGGTGATCACCTATTCGGGTTGCGGTCCCGTCCAGTCGATTACGCCACAAGTCGATATGGCGAGCGTCCCGGCATGGTATACCGGATACCTCTACACCGATACGCAATTGGGTGCCACGCCCGAAGCCACCGCGCTTACTCCCAACTGGGCAGGAATGACGGGGTGGGATGCGGGCAGTAAGCTGTCGGGCTATGCGGCGATCCTGTGGAACTATCTCTTCGATAAAACCAACAAGAAATTCGCCAACGGCAAGCCCAACGTGGGCGCTTATGTCGAGGGCACGTTTGTCTATGACCCGCGCCTTGATAGCACATTCCCCGGTGGTTCGGGCGCGTGCAGGGTCGATAACGAAGCCACCTATGTCTATTCGGAAAGCCCACCGCTGCACGCTGGCACATACCTCTATGGCCACCACCAGAACGGGCAGCGGGTGTTCGGTGTGGGCATCCCCGAGGATGGCATTGATTGGCAGGTAATCGCTGATTGGGCTAACGTCTGCGATGCGAACAACTGGACGATTTCCGGCGTGATCTTCGAGCCGGGCGACCGTGGCGCGAACCTTGTCGATATCTGCGCCGCTGGTGGTGCCGATCCGATATTCGGGGCCAAGGTATCGTTCAAATATGCTGCGCCCGTGGTGGCGCTGGATACCATCACCGAAGCTGACATCGCCGACGAAGATATGTCGGTGGTGGCGATGCAGGGCTATGTTGACCGCGTCAATACCGTGGTGCCGAAGTACCGATCCGCAGCGCACAATTGGGAAATGGTGGCGGCGGAACCTGTTGTAAACGCCACTACCTTGGCAGAGGACGGGGAAGAACGGCGCGTTGAATGGCCGCTCAATCTGGTGAAAGACAAGGATCAAGCGGCGGAAATCGTGGCCTATCGCCTGATGGACAGCCGCGAACTCTATCCGATTGAACTGGTGGTATCGCCGCGCTTCCGTTCGTATCGTCCCGGCGATTGCCTTGAACTTGAACTTCCGACGCTGGGGCTGGCGACAGATGCGATTATCTTGAGCCGCGAAATTGACCCGGCCACCATGAAGGTGCGGTTGGTGCTGCGCGGCGAAACCCCTGCCAAGCACGCCTTTGCGCTGGGGCAAACTGGCGTTGCACCACCCACGCCCACCATCGGACAGGCGGCGGCTGATCGTGATGACGTGGCTTCCAGCACGGCGAACCCGCGTTGGGGTGATATCGCCAATGACGTTTCCGAACCGACAGGAACGACCGTTGCCGCGACGATCACAACGGGCGGGATGGTGGCGACAAATAAGGTGATCACCGATAGCGTGGTGGATGGGGCGATCACCACGCGCGGCTATGCTTTTACGGCGG